CCTGTTGATGGTTAAACCCGAGAGGAACTTTTAACTATGTCCGCACTTTTCGGCGGCGCATCCGCTGCACCCCCGGCGCCGACACCCGTGCCGACGATCGACCAGGCGGCGCAGTCGCAGGACTACACCGATCAAATCCGCAAGCGTCGCGGTTTTCTGTCGACGATGCTCGTCAACGATCCGCTGGGCTCGATGAACCCGCCGGCCGCGCCTACGGCTTCCAAACTGATTCTCGGCCAATAGAGGGCTCGCCATGTTTAACAACAGGGTATTGGACTCTGGAATGCTCACGGCCGACACCGGCGGCAACCTGGTGCAGTCGCATGGCGGGCGCCATGTGCTGCAGGCGCTCGGCACGTTCGGCGGCGGCACGCTGGGCTTGATGGCGCAATTGCCGGACGGCTCTTTTGTGCTCTTCGGCCAGCAAAACGGCGTGGCGTCGTCGTTTACGACGTCGGGCTCCTGCGTGCTCTATTTGCTGCCGGGCGCGTACAAGGTCGCACTGACCGGCTCGCTCGGCGCGTCCGTCGGCTACGCCTTCGGCGAGGCCAACGGGCCGTGAGCGACGCACGCGCTGACGCGATCTTGCGCCGCCAGGACGCCTACAAGGGCGCGCGCGGCGTGTGGAATACGCACTGGCAAGAGATTGCCGATCGCGTGTTGCCGCGCATGGGCGCCTTTACCGCGCGCCTGGTGCCCGGCTACAAGCACACCGAGCGCGTATTCGACGCGACCGCTTGCCTGGCGCTCGACCGCTATGCCGCGGCCGTTGAATCGCTCATCTGCCCACGCGCCGAAGTGTGGCATTCGCTGGCGCCGGCGACCGAAGAGCTGGTCGATGACGACGAGTGCAAGCGCTGGTGCGAGGCGCTGACCAAGCTGCTTTTCCGCTTTCGGTACATGCCCGATGCCAACTTCGGCAGCCAGGCGCATGAGTGCTTTTTGCAGCTCGGCGCCTTCGGCACAACCGCCATGCTGGTCGACGATGCGGCTTCGCATGCGTCGATGGCGCGCTCGAGCGCGCCGATCCTGTACCGCGCGCAGCCGTTGACCGCGACCTGGATTGACGAGAATGCGTCGGGCCGCATTGATACCGTGTTTCGCGAGTACGAGCTCGACGGGCGCCAGGCGTTCAACGAGTTTGGCGACACGACGCCGGACTTGATTAAAAAGGCGGCCGAGAAGGGCACGGCGCAAAAATTCAACTTCGTGCATGCCGCCTACCCGACCAGCGACACGGGCCCGTGGGGGTGGGAGGCGCCAGCGGGCGCGCGGTTCAATTCCTGCATCGTCTCGCGCGAGGCGCGCGTGGTCGTCCGCGAAGGCTTTTACGTTACCAACCCGTTCGCGGTTTCGCGCAACGTCGTCAGCGTCGGCGAGGTTTACGGGCGCTCGCCGGCGATGATCGTGCTGCCGGACATCAAGACGCTCAACGAGGCGACCAAGACTTATCTGCGCTCGATCCATAAGGCAGTCGACCCGCCGCTATTGCTCGCCGACGATGGCCTTGGCGGCGCGATCGACCTGACGCCCAACGGGCTCAATTACGGCCACGTCGACACCAACGGCCGGCCGTTGATCGTGCCGCTGCATCCAGGCTCGGAGCCCCAGCTCGCCAACGAGCTACGCCAGGACTTGCGCCGCTCGATCAATGACGCTTTCCTGGTGACGCTGTTTCAAATCCTCGTCGAGAACAAGGAAATGACCGCCTACGAGGCGGCGCTGCGCGCGCAGGAAAAGGGGCAGCTACTGGCGCCGACGATGGGCCGCCAGGAAACCGAATTCCTGGCGCCCATGATCGAGCGCGAGCTCGACGTGCTATGGCGGCGCGGCATCCTCACGCGCGAGCTGCCGGCGATGCCGCAGTCGCTCGCGCAAGCCGGCGGCGTGCTCAAAGTGGTTTACACGTCGCCGCTCACGCGGCTCGCGATGGCGGCGCAAGTGACCGCGATCCAGGCGTGGTTTTCCGACCTGGCACCGATCGCCCAGGTCAAGCCGGACGTGCTCGACGTCGTCGACACCGATGCCGCGGCGTTGATCCTGGCCGATGCGCGCGGCGTGCCGCAGAAGGCGCGGCGCACGCCGGACGCCGTCACCCAGGCGCGCCAGGCGCGCGCGCAGCAGGTCAACCAGCAAAACATCCTGGCGGCGGCGCCGATCGCGGCGAAGGCGGCCAAGGATGCCGCGCAGGCCCACGCCATTTCAACCCAGGCACCCGCACCGCCCGGCGTGCCGTTGCCAGCGTAGAGGGCGCGAATGCTTCCGTCCATCGTCACCGTCGTCAGCACGACCGAGGCTTACATGCAAAAGGCCAAGCCCGCGCCCATCGGGCAAGCCGACATCGACACGCTATGCGCGCGGCTCAACGTGCCGCCGCAGGGCGTGGTGGGAACGATCCTTGATGACGTCATCGAGGACGAGGGCGGCGCGCTGCATCCGGCGCGCCGTCTCACGGTGCGCCTGGCGAAAGCATCCGCCGAGCCTGGCGCGGTCGTCATCCGATCCAGCAAGCGCAAGCGCGGCCGACCGCCGAAGGCGGACGCCGGCGGCGCATAGGGGGAAGGCATGGAATCGATTATTTCTTTGCTCATCACCGTGATTGTCCTGGGGCTCGTCTTTTACTTGCTGTATTGGATCGTCGGGCAAATCCCGCTGCCGGCGCCATTTCATACGGTCGCGATCGTGCTCCTGGGCTTGCTCGCGGTCGTTGTGCTCCTGGGCTTGCTCTTCGGCGGCGTCAGCGTGCCAGCGCTGCACTTTAGATGATCGACGATCGCGCCACGTCGCCGCATCGGCTGACCGACGCGGAAATCATCGCCATTCGCGACGAGCTCTTGCCGAGTCAGGGCGAGCGCTTTGACTGCATCGCGTTTGCGCGGGCGATAGAGGCGCGCGTCGCGCCAGCGGCCGAAAGGGCGCGCGATGATGCCTGATCGCCGCACCGAGCGCGCCGAGTACCTGTCGGAATTGTCACAGGCGTATCGGGCAACGTTCCTGCACCCGAATTCGCCGGCCTTGCTGCCGCTCGCGCGCATCGTGCTCGAGGACTTGCGGCGCGTGTGTTGTGTCGACCGGCCCAGCACGCGCACCGATCGCGAGGGCCGCGTCGACCCGCTCGCCGTCATGTTCAACGAGGGCAAGCGCTTTGTGTTCCTGCGCATCCAGCAGTGCATCGCGCTCGAGCCCGAGCGCCTGCAGCGAATGATCGACCAGGCGGCCGCGGCGGACGTCTGACAACCCGCTCGAGCTCGTCGCCATTCACATCGAGCGCAATGCCGCGGGCTCGTTCGATTTCATCGCCGTTGGCGCCGGGCGCGACGTCGTCTCGCGGCGCTTGAAAAACATCCACGCATCGACCGTCTCGCAAGCGATTTTCGAGGCGGCCGAGATTATCGCCGGGCTCTACAAATTCGAGCCCCAAGGAAATTAACCCATGCCAGCCGACACTCTCGCATCCCTCGTTGCCAATCCGACCGCGACGACCGCCGCACCGCCGGCGGCGACGCCAGCGCCAGGCACCACCAGCGCGCCGGCACCCGGCGCCACGCCAGCGCCGGCCGCGACCAGCGCACCGGCGGCGTCGGGCATCGTATGGCCCGAAGCCCAGCGCGCGCTCGCCGAAAAGTACCAGGGCGACCCGATCAAGATTTTGGGCGCGCTCGATTCGGCGCAAAAGCTCATCGGCGCCGACAAGGCGACGGTCATCGCACTGCCCAAGGAAGGCGACACCGTCGCGCAGGCCGAGCTGTGGAATAAGCTCGGCCGCCCCGAGTCACCCGCAGGCTACAAGCTCGAGGGCGACATCGCCAAAGACCCGGCCGTCGCCAGCGCGCGCGAAGCCGGGCACGCGCTCGGCCTCACGCAAGCGCAATTTGCCGGCTTCGCGAAATGGTTTTCCGATTCGGGTGCGGCCGCGATCAAGGCCCAGGAGGACGCCTTCGCCGCGGACTCGAGCAAGGGCGTGGCCGAGCTTAAAGCAAGCTGGGGCGCGGGCTATCAAAAGCAGATGGACGCGGTTCGCGCGACCGCGCAGAAATTGGGATTCACGACCGAAGAGCTCGATAAGATGGAGCGCGCCGTCGGCACCAAGGCCATGCTCGAGAAGTTTGCCGCGGCGGGCGCGGCGCTCATTGAAAAGCGCGGCGTCGACGGCGCCGGCATACCTGGCGAGAGTCTGCCGATGACGCCCGACCAGGCCACGGCCGAGCTCAAAGCGATTGCCAAGGACAAGGATTTCCAACGCCGGTTGATGGCGGGCGACATGGAAGCGCAAAAGCGCGTCAAGGAATTGACCGCCTACCGCGCGGGCTACCTGCCCGGCGATTACCAGGGCTTGCTCGCGGCCGGCCGCGGCGGCGAGCGCATCGGCCGCGTCTAGGGCAAATCTGCACAAGCGATGTCGCATCAGGCGCCGCACACGCGGCGCTTTTTGTGTGCATGATCCGGCCGTGGATACCGCAATAGCACGCGCCCACTGACCCGGCCGAAAGCAGCCCGCGCGGCGCGCGCGAAACGCGCAAGAGTCGGCCCCGGCAACGGACACGCCACTTCGAGAACCCTTCAAACGGTTTTAGGAGATTTCGGCAATGTCCGCTCCCGTCACCACCCTATTTACCACCCAGTACACCACGGCCGTCGAGCTCTTGCTGCAACAGCCAGGGCGCGGCTTGCGTGAGTCCGTCACCAACGGCGGCTATATCGGCCAATCCGCCAACCCGGTCGACCAAATCGGCCAGGTCAAGCCGGTCAAAAATCGGCCGCGCAATTCCGACACGCCCCTCGTCAACACGCCGACCGATCGGCGCTGGGTTTACCCCAACGATTACGAAGTGGCCGACCTGATCGATCAACAGGACAAGCTGCGCACGATCGACGATTTCCAAAATCCTTGCGTGCAAGCGGGCACGATGGCCATTCAACGCGCGATGGATGACCAGGTATTGCTGGCATTTTTCGGCACGTCGAACACCGGCAACACCGGCGGCACGCCGGTTTCGTTCCCAGGCTCGCAGTCGATCGCCGCCAACTACGGCGCCGCGGCCAATGTCGGGCTCACCGTCTCCAAGCTGCGCAAGGCGCGCCAGCTCTTGCTGTCGGCCGGCGCGGACTTGACGACCGACGAGCTGCACTGCGCGATTACGTCACTCGACCACGACAACCTGCTCGGCGAAACGCAAATCATCAATGCGGACTATGCCGGCCAGGATTCGGCCGTGCTGCGCGAGGGCATGGTGCAGCGTTTCCTGGGCGTCAATTTTCATATCGTCGAATTCACCGACACGATCTACGAGGCGGCGGCGACGATCGGCCAGGCGACGCGCCAGATACCGCTGTGGTTGAAGAGCGGTATGCACCTGGGCATATGGGGCGACGTGACGGCGCGCATCGACGAGCGCCCCGACAAGAGCTACGCGATGCAGTGGTATGTAAAAACCACCTGCGGCGCGACCCGGCTGCAGGAAAAGAAAGTTGTGCAGGCGCTTTGCGTCTGACCGCGCCGACACGACGAAAGGACATCGACAATGGCACTCTTCTATTCCCTCGAAAATGCCGGCCTGGGCTCTACGCCGGTCGTCAAGCCTGCCGCCACGCTCGGCGTTGCCGCGCGGCTTCGCGCCTACCGCGGCACGTTGAACCTCGCCGGCCAGCTCATCACCGATAACTGGCAAGTCACGACGCTACCGCCGGGTGCGCTGTTTTGCGTCGGCATCATCAACACGACGGCGACGCTCGCCACGTCGACGATTGCCATTGGCATCAACGGCAACAACGGCAAATACCGCGCGGCGGCGGTCTTCACCGCGGTCGACACGCCGACGCTGTTTGGCGCAGCGACGCAGATGGACAGCCAAACGCCCTTTGCGAGCGACGAAGTCATCCTCGGCAGCATCGGCGTCGCAACGCTGCCGGGCGCGGGCGCGCTCGTCGTCATCATGGAAACCATCGGCGGTTAAACATCGTCGCGGCTCCCTGTCAAGCCACGGCAATCGGGCGGCGTCGCGCAACGTGGCGCCGCCCGTTTTCTTAGGAGCACCCGAAAATGGCAACGCAAGTGTTTCGCGTCAACCCTGGCGAGAATGAATACAACGTCACGCAAGCCGTTGGCGGCGCGACGACCAAAATGGTCGAGCTCACCGTCGACCTGAACCTTACCGGCGTCGGCGGCACGCGCCAGATTACGCGCGATGAAGTGCTCGAGGCGATCGAAGAAATCGAAGGCGCGATCATGCGCAGCCCGTGGCCACCGGCATAGCGGAGCTCGAGCGTGGCCACGCTCATCGACATCGCCAAT